GCCTGGTCCTGACTGTTTGCCACTGTCACGATGTACCACTTTTCCCCCTTCCTTACTCGCTTACGGTATTCGTCCTCCAGGACGAAGCACATGTAGACACAGGCCACTGCTGCCATGACGGTCTTGCCTGATCGCCGTCCCAAGGCCCACACTGCATGGCTTTTATCTGGCTGGAAGTAGTCGTCAAGGATGCGAGCTTGCCTGGGATAGAGGTCAAGCTTGAGAGCGTGACGAGAAAAGTCAGAACATTTCAGCATGGTGGAGTTCTATAAGCGGAAGCAATGCAAATTGTGGGACAAAATAAGCTGGCCTGCTATGAGCAGGATCTTTTTTCCATTGTTCCTGCATTGCATCTTCACTCTTTATCCAACCATGGATGAGAGTGATCTTGTGCTGTATCGTAACCAACACTAAAACTTTTCCAGGCTTCTCGTCTAATTGGCAGATGAGGTCGTAATCATGACGAGAGCGTGTCTTCACGTCTATGTTTGGAGGGAGGTCTACAGAGCCACGCTTTGCTTCTGTTTCTTGATAGAGGAAGTCACGAAGGTGGAGGTAGTCTGCCACTGCCAGTTCACCAGCAGCGCCAAGCTTATGAATGAAAAGAGCTTTCGCCCCTTGCTCTGGGCCGCCATTGCGTCCTTTCAAGCCTTTTTTCTCATTGAAAGACTGCCTGCGCTCCGCTTCTCGCCGCACTAAGGCTTTATCCTGCTCGCTAAAACCAAAAACAAGAGGAGAGCTGGCCATCTTGTGCATGAGCAACACGCCAATGTAGCCAGTCTTTAGAATAAAAGCAAGACAATAGGGCCATAAAGGAAGCTTATGGAAGGCGATGCAGTTGATCTTGGTCATGCCGGCAGTGGTGGCGTTCGCGCCGATGGCCTTCAGAACGTCCTAATTGGCATGGGAACTGGCCGTGACAAGAGCCAGTACACCAAAACCACGGCTACTGTATTCCTGCCTCAAGAAGAGCTGGAAAATCTTTATAGTGAATGGCTTCCTCGTCGCATCGTTGATATTTATGCTGACCAAGCCACTCGGAAGGGGTTCAAGGTTTTATTTGGTGGCGAAGGCGTCAGGGCAGAAGAAGTGCAAGGCATTGAGCAGGTTATTGAGGATCTCTTCATTCTCGAAAACCTTAATCTTGTAGCCAAAAACTCTCGCCTCTACGGAGGGGCTTGTTTGCTTCTGTTTATTGACGATGGGCGCCCTGCCTATATGCCAGTGGACAAACGCAATATTCGTCGCATTGAAGACATTGAATGCCTAGATCGCTGGCAAATTGCGCCAGTCATCAATGAAGAAAATCTATACGATTATTCCAAGGCAACGTATTATCAAATCATTTCTGGCGATTTGATTAGTCAGCCACAGTTGTCCTACATTCATAAAGATAGGATTCTGCGTTTTGATGGGGACTGGCTCCCTTATCGAGTGAGGCAGCGTAACTATGGTTGGGGCATGAGCAGCTTGCAGACTGTTTATGACAGCTTCAAGCATTATTGGACTGGTCTTAATTCTGCTGCCACTCTCCTCACTGAATTTGACATTTTCGTTCACAAAGTGAGAGGCCTGGCGGCAATGCTTGCCGCTGGTAAAGAAAGTTCCATTCGTGATCGCTTGCAAGTGAATGATATGAGCAAGAGCATCTATCGCGGCTACGCCATTGATGCGGAAAAAGAAGAGCTTGAATTCATTAGCCGTAATTTTGGAGGCATTGGAGAAATCTTAGAAAAGCTGCGTGTGGATATTATTGGCGCCAGCAAGATTCCTCATACAGTGTTGTTTGGTGAGAGCCCTGGCGGACTTGGATCCACTGGGCGCAGTGAAGAACGTGACTTCGCCAAAACATTGGCCGATTACCAAAGCGTCCATTTCAAACGTCCGGTCAAGCAATTGATGGAACTGATCATGCTGAGCAAGGAGGGTCCGACGAAGGGAGAGCTGCCTGAATCTTGGCGCATTTCATTCAACCCATTGTTTGAACTGAACGAACGCGAGATGGCCGATGTAAGGGCTCGCGTGGCGGCTGTAGATGGCCGCTACATCCAACTGGGTGTACTGAGTCCTAAGGAGGTGGCAGATGCCCGTTACGGCGGTTCTGAGTGGAGCATGGAGCTTACGCTCGACCCGTCCGTAGTGCGGGAACTTCCTCAAGCTGCAGGCAGTGGCAAGATGGCAGTGCCTCCTGGTGGTCGCGACCCCATGAACGAGGAGAATGGTACTCTTCCCATGGACGGGAGCCGAGAAGTGCAGGACGGGGCTGGTCTCTACCTGCCTGGCGATCTTGAGCACAAGCGTGGCGAGGAGAAAGAGGATGCCAAATTCAAAGATGAAGAGCTACACAAGCAAGCCATTGCATCAGCAAAGGCTAAGTTCAAGGTGTGGCCGAGTGCAGTGGCTGGAGCCTATGTCACGCAAAAGTACAAGGCACTGTACAAGCGCAAGCATGGCTCAATGGAGGGAGCTTTTGGTGAAAAAAAAGAACAAGCTGAATATTTCAAAAAAGACGCCCTCATCCCAATGAAAGTGGAAGGCCTCATCCTTTCGGAAGTGGACGAAGCATCCTTAATTAAACAAGAGGATATTGACGCCGCATTGAATCAATGGAAAGAGGAAGCTCCAGAGCGTTTTAAGGATATTCTGGAGGCAGAGGATGCAAGGCCTGAATGATCTTTCACAATTCGCCATCGCCGTTCAATCTCGCCTGGATCAATCCTCATGGCGTTACGATCCCATTAGTGGCCGTTATCGCGGAAGTAACGGGCGATTTCTCAGTCAGTCTGCCGTTGAGGCTTTGGTTGATGGTCGAATTGACAAGCTTGGCGCTTTGCTACGTCGTCTTACAGGGATGCTTAGTGATGGCTCTATCACGCTGGATCAATGGCAACAAAGCGTAAGGGAAGCGCTTAAGCTTGCCCATGTACAGGCAGCAATCATTGGCAATGGCGGGAAGGACAATATGCTGGCTTCGGACTGGGGCCGCATTGGTCAGCGCCTTCGTGCGGAATATCGTTATTTGGAGAATTTTGCTCGCGATCTTTTGGCTGGGAGCATTTCTGCTCCCATGGCTCTTGCTCGTATCGGCATGTATTCTCAAAGTGTGCGAGGTTCTTACTGGGAAGGAGCCACAATTCGCCAAGAGAAACAAGGCTACAGCCTGATGCGTCGTATCCTGGACAGTCAAGCAAAGCATTGTCAAGATTGTCTTGACTTTGCAGCCAGGGGCGTTGTACCAGTGGGAAGCTTGCCACTCCCTGGCCAGCGTTGTGCATGCAGGAGCAATTGCAAATGCAGAGTACAATACATGCGTCAACAAGCGCCTGTCGTGGCAGTTTGAGCATGGATGTACTGGTTGGAAGCACTGGCCTGATTGGCGGCGTTCTACAGGAGCATCATGCTTTTGACCATTGCTTCAATAGTTCCAACATCCATGAAGCGCCCCTACTGAAGGGAGGCATTGACAGGCTGTATTTAGCTTGCTTGCCTGCGGAAAAATGGAAGGCAAATAGGGCGCCAATTGACGACTTTAACAATATGAATTATGTATTGGCAAAGATCAGGCTATGGCGGCCAAGAGAAATTATCCTCTATTCCACTATCGATATTTATAGTCAGACCGGCAAATATATTGAAAACTTTCCTGAAGTTCATGGCATTGATTATGGTGCCACGCGATACATCTTTGAACTGTTAATTAAGGCCTCATTCCCTGAGTCTGTAATTACCATTATTCGCTTGCCGGCATTGTTCCACAAGCGCATTAAAAAGAACATCCTCTTTGATTTGCTAAACAATCATAATGTGGAGAAGATTAATGCCAATTCTTGCTATCAATGGTACGATTTGAATGATTTATGGCGAGACACTGAGGCCAGAACTCAGGGGCGCTGGCACCAATGGTTTCCTGCTCCCATTGAAACCCTTGACATCATTGATTCCTTTTTCCCTTGGGCTCGTACAATAGTTGATTGCGGACCTCGCATTGAATATAGCTATGGCCCGTATTTTGCCAGCAAGGAAGACACGATGAAGAAAATGGAGAGCTTTATTAATGATTGGAATTAGTGCTATCGGCTGGACTGACGAAGAGGAGCATGGCATCTTAAGCGCCAATATTGGCGCTTTTGATTTCATTGAAATAGTTCCATCTCGCATTTTCGCTAGGAGGGAAGATTGCACGGACATTGCTAAGAAATACAGGGAAGAATATGGGCTTTTGAGCTATTCTGCGCAAGCATTGTTTTATGACAGTAACGTACAAAGCTTTGAAGACACGACTGCCACTGCCGAGCATTTATTGAGGGTGATAAAACTTGGCTCCCTAATGG